GGGGAATAATTAACTTTCTACGGGATTGGCTGAATAACGGGTAGTATCATTAGAAGCCCGTAAAGCAATCTAAGACAAAGTTGTGGTGACTTGATAGTTGGAAAATATTTTAACTATCTATATCGACAGATATTGTCTAATGTATTTCCGTAAAACAAACAAGATGATTCTTGTGACTTCATTGTAGGTAAGGGTAAAACTCCACTACTAAATGGCTGAAAAATCTAAACTTGGAGAGATAAAGCATTTGTATAGAAGTTGTATTCACATCAATGAGGAATAACCACCTTGAGATGAACTATCGTAACTGATAGATACAAAGTATGAAGTAGAAAATCCAAGACGGAAATTGTGAGTAATCATTAATCTCACGTCCCCAATAAAATTCCAAACATTTAAAGCCCCAACGATTTTTAGTTTCCACCTTTTAGACAAACTTTAAAAACAATGGGGCTTTTTTTTTACAAAAAAGCAAAATAAATTACATTTTTACGAAGTTCATTGATATATATTATTGTATCAAGGTTATACTTGATTAACAAATGACAATTGAAAAATAAAAAATAGGAGAGTAAAAATGGACTTAAATGCAATTCGCAAACGTCTCGGTCAATTACAGACCACAAACAATCGCACATCAAGCTTATGGAAACCACAACCAGGTAAAACCCAAATTCGTATAGTGCCTTACGCATTCAATAAAGATAATCCTTTCATTGAATTATTCTTTCACTACAATCTGAACAATCGTTCTTATTTATCACCAATCAGTTTTGGTCGTCCAGACCCAATTGAAGAGTTCGCACAGAAACTCAAAGCAAGTGGTAATAAAGAAGATTATCAGTTATCACGAAAACTTGAAGCAAAGATGAGAACCTTTGCACCAGTTATCGTTAGAGGTGAAGAATCACAAGGTGTTAAATTTTGGGGATTCGGTAAAACCGTATATCAAGAACTACTATCAATTATAGCAGACCCTGATTATGGTGATATCTCAGACCCAGTTAATGGTCGTGATGTATCGGTTGAATTCATCTCAGCAGAGGAAAGTGGTGCAAGTTTCCCTAAAACAAACATTAGAGTGAAACCTAATCAAACACCAATTTCTGATGAACCATCAGTCTTAGAGGCAGTTAAAACTTCCCAAAAAGACATTACTGAAATTTATCAAGAGCAATCATATGATGACTTAACTGGCATTTTAAATGAATGGTTAAATCCAAATGATGACGCTTCAACAGAGGAAAAAGCTCCAAGCACGGTAGCAACTTCTGAGTTGGGAACTTCTAAAGTGAAAGACACTTCAGAAGCTTTTGATGAATTATTCAATTCATAAATAATAACATAATATGGGGGTTGAGTTATCAATCCCCATTCAAACACGGAGTATTAGAATGTCAGTAAATGATGTATTGGCTAAATCATTAGCCGACTCTTTGAATAAAAAATTCAAGGACACGAACAAAGTAGCATACTTCTTAGACGGAAGTGATACTACACCAACAGATATCAAGGAATTTATCTCAACAGGTAGTTCCACCTTAGACTTGGCTATATCAAATAAGCCAAACGGGGGTATTGCAGTTGGTAGAATTACAGAAATCAATGGATTAGAATCAAGTGGTAAATCATTACTTGGTGCACACATCTTAGCAGAAACTCAAAAGAAAGACGGAATAGCAGTATATATAGATACTGAAACATCAGTCAGTCAAGAGTTTATGGAAGTCATTGGTTTAGATTTAAATAAGATGTTATATTTACATTTAGAAACCGTAGAAGAAATCTTTGAGGCAATTGAAGAAATCGTAACAAAAGTTAGAGAATCTGATAAAGATAGATGTGTTACGATATTAGTTGACTCATTGGCAGCCGCATCAACAAAAGTTGAAATGGAAGCCGACTACGACAAAGATGGTTGGGCAACTTCAAAGGCAATCATTATATCAAAAGCTATGAGAAAAATCACTCAAATGATTGGAAAACACAACGTAGCATTGGTATTTACTAATCAATTAAGACAAAAACTCGGAGTAATGTTCGGAGACCCTTGGACAACAAGTGTTCAACAAGAATTCGTTTGAAAAACCTTGGTCAAATCAAGGATACTAAAAAGAATACTATTGGTATGAAGTGTAGAGCACAGATTGTCAAGAATAGATTAGGGCCACCTTTGAGACACGCAGACTACTCTATGTATTTCGATAGAGGAATCGATAACTATGGTGGGTGGTTAACCGTGATGAAAGAGCATAAGTTAGTTAAATCAGCTGGTGCTTGGTATACATTAGTAGACCAAAACGGAGATGAACATAAATTCTTATCTAAGGATTGGGAAGAATTAGTTACCAAAAATGATGAATTGAGACAATATGTTTACGAACTCATTTGTGATAAAGTTATATTAAAATACAAAGAAAAACTTGGTATTGATGATGTAGAATACACAGATGAGGTTCTTGGTGATTAACAAAAGACACCTATCGATTCTGAATCAAATAAAAGAATCTGGCGGCGAAATAGATAGTGGAAAACCTAATGACTCGGTTTTATTGATTGACGGCATGAATTTATTCATACGAGTATTTTCAGCCATACCAACTACTAACGAGGACGGAGTTCACGTTGGTGGAATAGTTGGTTTTTTAAGGTCATTGGCATTCTCTATAAATATGATTAGACCTACCCGAACAATCGTTGTGTTTGACGGTAAAGGTGGGTCTAACCGCCGTAGAAAAATATTCCCACAATACAAAGCAGGAAGAAAGATGTCGTATCGTTTAAATCGTGCAAACGATTATTTGACTCGTGATGAAGAACAACGAATGATGATACGACAATTGAATCGTGTTGTGGAATACTTAGAGTGTTTACCAATTACCATAGTCAATATAGAAAACAATGAAGCAGATGATGTTATTGGATACTGCACAAAGCATATTTTCAAAGATAACAAATCTACCATTCTATCAACCGACAAAGACTTTCTACAATTAGTAGATAAGAACACAAGACTTTATTCACCAACAAAGAAAATAATGTATGATGAGGACAAAGTATTTGAAGAATATGGAATCCACCCGAAGAACTTTTTACTATTCAGAATGTTTGACGGAGATAAATCAGATGGAATACCAGGCGTAAATGGTATTGGTATGAAGACATTAGTAAAGTTATTTCCATTTATGAAAACAGAACAAAAATATACATTAGATGATATATACAGAAGTGCCGAAGCACAGAAAGTTCCTTTGTGTGAAAAGATATTACAATCAAAAGATTTATTAGATATGAATAGAAGACTTATGGATTTAGATGATAGTATCATCACAGGCCACACAAGACTAAAAGTAAAAGAAATAATGGAAAGACCAATACAACGAGTCATCAAACATAGATTCCAAAAGATGTTCTTAGAAGATAAATTATATCAGGCATTACCAAACCTAAATAGTTGGTTAGCAACTACATTCAATAAATTAAATTTTATGGCAGAGGATTCTCATAAGTAATGGGTAGAAAAAGAAAATATCATACTGACAAAGAAAGACGAGAAGCCCAAAGAAAGTGGCAAATGGAACATTATTTACGCAATAAAGAAAAAATTAAACAGAAAGCAAAAGAAAAATATCGTGAACAGAAAAGAAATGAACTTTATGAAAAAAAAGCTAATGCTTTGTATGGAGAAATTGATATTTAATATTATAAGGTTATGAGCAAAAACGAATCACTAATACAATACGGAACATCATTCCAATCAAAAATCATATCATCATTATTGGTAAACAATAAGTTTATCAAAACCGTGTATGATATCTTAGAAGTAAGTTACTTCGATAGTGACGCTAACAAATTCTTAATCACAGAAATCAGAAGATATTTTGACAAGTATAAAACACCACCTACGATGGAAGCATTGAAAGTGGAGATTGATGACTTGGATAACGATACAATGAAAACAGCAATTGTAGATAGTTTAAGAAATGCTTGGAACTTCAGAGAATCACCAGACTTGGAGGTCCAAGAAAAAACATTAGAGTTTTGTAAAAATCAAGTTATCAAGAGTGCAATTATGCAATCAGTAGAGTTATTGGATACACAAAAGTATGATGAAATCAAAGGTGTGATTGATAATGCTATGAAAGCCGGTGTCGAAAGAGATATCGGACACGAATATATGACGGGCTTTGAAGAACGAATGAGTTCATCAACAAGAAATACCGTCGCAACCAAATGGGATAGTGTTAATGATTTAATGGAAGGTGGATTAGCAGGTGGAGAACTTGGAGTAGTAGTGGCACCAGCAGGTATTGGTAAATCTTGGACACTACAAGCAATCGGAGCAGACGCAGTCGCTAAAGGTAAAACCGTAATACATTATACATTAGAGTTAAATGCACAATATGTTGGATTAAGATATGATTGTATTGTTAGTGGACA